CATTTGTTCAAAAGTAAGTCACAGACAGGCTTCCGAGCTTTTGTGTCTTTATATTCTTATCTTCTAAATTCTCGCTATTAGTTCCACTTATTCACATATCAATTGATAAATTAATGCATAAATCTAAGCATATTTCAGCTATATCTGAAGGAGTATTATCAAATCAAATATTATATTTTATTTCGATATTTCTCTTTCATTTAGGAGTTTTTTCTTCTAGATAAACTATATAATTATCAATATAATCTAAATTATAATATTTAGATTCATTTTTTAATTTAATATAATCAATAGAATTAACTTTATAATCTAAAAATATTTTACTAGATCCTGTTCAATCAATTCTTTTTATTACATCTTGTTTTCCTAGATTATATCCAATGTATCAGTCTATTAAGTTCGTAGCTTTTTCAATAATTAAAAGAAGCTTCGAATCACTACTATTATCTGTGATTCAAAGCTTATCTTTTAAGCTACTTAAAGTAGTATAATTCATTTTTTATTATATTAATCAATTATCTGTAGCTAATTGTTCTAAATCTTTGTCAGTTTTTCATTCTAACTCTGATTCCTCTAGGATTCACTCATCTACTAATATTTCAGCATAATTTTTACTTAAATCATCTGTTTTCTCAGTATTTTTTTGTTTTTCAAGTTCATCTACAAGCTTATTCAGATCTGCAACTTTCAATTTTTTATCATATTCTACTCATGTATGATCTAATATTTCTTTACATTCTTTTCAAGTTTTCAAAGTAATAATATTTTTTACGATATTTTTCTTTTCTATCTTTTCTTTTACTACTGTAAATCAAGCCTGTAAATAATCATCTAATTTACTATCATCTATATCAAGAATTTGTCATTTTTTAGCTCAATTATAAACTCTATCCTTATTATTAATAACTCTTAGCATTTTTATATAATTATAAAATAAATTAAGTTGTTTTATTATTTTTTACTAAAACAGTAGCTTCAGGATTCTCAATTTGTATATCAAGTTTCATCTTATACCAAAAGTTATATCCATCAGGTGCAACTCTTTCAGGTTCAAGTTTTAAATCTGTTTGAATTCAAATAACTACATTTTTAGGATTAGTTCCTATAATATCAGCACCATCTAAAATAACTTTATCAACTTTTACTCAAGCATCTATTCCATAAAGTAATGGAGTTGTTGTTGTAATAGAATTTGCATCAATTGAAGCAACTATATAAACTAATTCCTCAGCATTACCAAAATTAACAATAATACTATCTCATGGATTTATATTAGCTGTTAAATCAGTATCTATAAAAATTCAAGTAGCTCCTACATTAGCTGGATTACTAACTATTGCAGTAACTAAACTAACTTTTACAGGATTTTCATTTGTCATCAAAGATACTTCATTTATTTTAGTTCCAGCAATTCTATTTTTATTAGTTTCTCCATCTCATCTATTACCATTTGGATCATTATATAATTCATCAAGGTCTATTTGAGTATCAGGATCATGGAAAAATTCTATTTCTTTTTTATATTTATTTGCTAGAGATTTTTTAGCTTGAACATATTTTTTTCTAGTGATATTTCTTCAAGTAAATACATTTGTATCTGAACCATCTAAAATATTACCATTTTGTTCTATTTGATACTTAATACCATTAAACATATTTAATATACCATTATCAGCTGATGGATTGTCTAATTTTTTACCATACAAGGCTACTTCTACTAGTTCATTAGCAATCTTTTTAGCAATAATTCTTTTCATATGTTCTTCAAAACTTTTTCATTCAATATTATCATCAATTTCATCATCTGATAAGTAAAAAAATCATTCTACTTTTCTTGATGTTAAATATATTGAATTAGTTTCTACTTTATATCATGCTTTTCAAGAGTTTCCATGAGTTCTTTTTCAAGCACCTCAAGGCATTAAGAATTTTCAAGGAGCAATTAGTTTAGCAATCTCTTTTGTAGGTCATGTCATTGTGATTACTCTAAATTTCTTTAGCAATCCATCTGATTCATCTTTTACAAAATCAATAAATTGTTTAGCTTCATCATTTTTCCAATGAAAGTTTACAGGAACTCAGTTTGAATCTAAAGTAAAAGCCTTTTTTAGATCTTCTGTTTTTTTAGTTCTCTTTTTAAGTTGTATAGGCATTTTTAATAATTTAAAAATATAAAATTAATCTATTTTTGAGATCCTTTGATCTTTTAATACTTTTTCCATTTCCTCAACTCTATCAATAGTAGAATCAAGTACATCTGATATAGTTTTATCATCAGTTTCTTTTTCTTTATTTATCTTTTCTATTTTTCAAGTCAATTCTTTTATTTGTCACATAAAACTTGCAACATCATCTGAAGATAAATACATATCTACATATTTTTTGATAGATTCTTTCAGGTCATCTGACTCAAAAAACTTTTTAATATCTTCTTCTGAAATAGTTTCATTATCTTCTGATACTTCTTTAGATAATTCATTTTTCATTTCTGAAGCTTCTTCAAATTTCTTAATTGCTTCATCTGACTTATCTTCTTTTAATAGAGATATACCATCAGAGAAAACTCCGAAGAATTTTTCTAGTAATTCTTTCATATAAAATAAAAGTTAAAAATTAAACAATTATTAGATTAGTTTCTTTCTTATTCCCCTCAAGGTCATTTCAAGTTGCTTAAAATTTTATCTAATTTGTCTTTATTTTTATTTTTCTTAACTGTTTTAAATAATGCAAACTTATTCTCAGCTTGTTCTACTGCAGGAGTATTATCTTTTGATACTAGACTTATTCCATCCACAAATACATTTCAAATATTTCTTGTCATCTTATTTTTATTAAACTATAAAATATCATTCCATTGATACTCAAACAAAATCTCAAGCTTTTACACTTTTATATAAAATTTCATCTATAAATTTAACTCACACATACCAACTTCATTTTTTTACAATAGTTTCTCAAACTATTATGTCATTTGGAGCTATAAAGTTTTCTACAAATTTATACTTTGTTTTTTCTATCTCAGTATTTTCTTCATGATCTATATTTAAAAACTTATTTTGCATATTAGCACCAAAATCATGAGCTGTTTTGATTATTTCTTCAGAAGTTATTGTATCTCAGTTTCTATCTTCTACATCAGGTGTTAAAATACAAAAACTAACAGTTTTATGTATATCGTCTGTTTTTAAAAGTTTTATCATCACTATTTTTTAGGAAATAAAAAAAACACTACTTTTTAGTTTAGTAGTGTTTAAGTTCCCTGAAAGGTCTTTTAATAACTTGAAAAAAATGATTTTTTAGGTATGATGTAATAAATTTTATTATATAACCTAATAAAAAAATGAGTAAAAATGATTTTAAACTAATATTCGTTTATAAGAGTGTTTACTGAGATAATACTCCATGATATTGAATATATCTAATGAATTATAGTAATGAAGAATATAATGTTTATTATAAAACTAATTGATTTATTTCTATAGATGAAGAAGTTCATCAATTAGAAGGTTCTAAACATGATTTAAAAAAATTAGAAGCAAACTCAAGAATTTTAGTAGAAGAAAGTGATGTATTTTGATTAGATGAATGCTGATTTGTTTATCTTATATTAAAATGAAAACAAACAATTAAAATTGATTTTACAATATGAAAATGATCACCTAATTGAGAATCAATATCTTTAGATTGATATAAAGAAAAATGAATAATAATGAATTTTAATTTGGAATTAGTAAATTAATGAAAACAACCTTTTTACAAAAAATAATAACTATATTTTGGAAACAAAACTCATGGCATAGACATGGAGTTTTGTTTCATACATTAAAAGTTACTTGGTGAGCTATAAAAAATTGAAATTTTAAGATGATTAGTGCCTGAATACTACACGATATTTGAAAACCTATAGTTTCTACAAGGGATAATACAAAAGAGCTAAGTTTTTCTTTCCATGGTCATGAAGAAGAATCATATCAAATGATTAAAAATATTTCTTTTATATCTGACTATACAAAAAAATTAGTAAGATGGCATTATTTAATTAGATGAATAACTAAAGCTAAAGAAAAAAGTTTAGATAAAGAAAGAACTTCTGAAGATAGAAAACACTGGAAAAATGAACACGAAAGACAAAAAAATGTTTGGACTAATCTAGATGAAAATTTCAAAAAAGATTTAGCTTTATTTTTGAAATTTGATGATTATGGAAAATAATTTTTAATATATAATTAATAAATAAACAAACATGCTTAGAGATTTGAAAATAATAAAAGATGTTTTAGTTGAAGCTTGAAAAATTGATGAGTACACTAAAATATTAGAATTACAACAACAGCTTTCAGAAATGCAAAATAAGGCATTAGAATTAGAAAAAGAAAACAAAGAACTAAAAGATTTATTTACAATAAAAGAGAATATTTCATTTAAAAATAATGCTTATTATAAATGAGAAGATTGACCATTTTGTTCAAGATGTTGGGATAAAGATAAAAACTTAATTAGAATAATTCCATTAAGTATATGAGATAACTATGCCAATTGTCCTGATTGTAAAAATCATTTTAACTTCACTTGAAAAGAAAATGACCAAATGCAAGTTTTTAGTCCAGATATGAGTACATATTATTAAATTATTCAACTCTCAGGATTAACAATACTATAATCAGTATAACATCTACAATTAAATCAATGTGGTGCATGATCTGTATTAGTTCATGGAAATAACTCATTTTTTAGTATCCATCATACTTCTTCATTCTTTATATGACTAGCTCTAGCATTGCTATCTCCTTGAGTAATCGTTCTTTTATATCAAACTACATCAAAGTGCTTAGTATATTCATCATGTTGCTTCCTACTTCCAAATTCATAGGCATTTCAGACTTCCATTACTGCTATTAAACTACTTCTATAGGTGGAATATTTTAAAAATTTTTCATCTATTTTTTTTGCGATTTCTTTTAAAGTATTTCATTTACTTAATCAATATTCTATAATTTTTCATATTTCTTCTCTCGTTGTATCATCTATATCAGATATAAGTTCTCATGCTCTATTTTTTACATAATCTAAGCCTAATTCATTACTGATTCAAATATCTAAACTTAATCAGATATCTTTTAATTCTAATCTACTTTTTTGTTCTTGCTCTATTTGTCATAATAAAATTATAGCTGAAAGTTTCTCTATTAATTTTTCATTAAATTTAGGATCTTTAACTTTTTTAATACTTTGTAATTCATTAATATATTCTATAGCCTGATTTTCAAAATATTTATTAAAAAAATCTATAAAATCATAAAATTGATTCATAAATTCTTTAGTTTTTACTTTTTCAAAATCATCTATAATATTTTTTATTAACTTTATTTGTTTTTTCATATTCAAATTTTATTTAAAAATTTTCACCACTTTGAGTAATTTTTATTTAAACTCTTTTCTATTTCATCTAACTCCATATCTTCTTTATTACCAAATTCTGATCATCATGATGTTAAAAGTTCATCTCATCAAATAATTGATTCAAAACCTAGTTTTTCTCTTTGTTCATTAGCTGTAGTAATACCTGCTTTTTTATATCAAACTGCTATTTTCATTTCATCTACTCAATTCTTTAAATCTACCTTTATAAATTCTATTTCATTTATTTCATCTTCAGATACATCTTTTAAAAATAAATCATTTTCATTAGATTTTTTCCAAGATAAAAGTTGAGTTTTTAACTGTCTTAATATCTTATTTTGTAATGGTATAATAATATCAGAATATAAACTTTCTAATGCTGTATTACTTGTAGCTTTATTTGAATTCTTTGATGATAATAAATCAAAAGGTATATTAGTTGATATTGCTATATCTTCTTTTAATTCTCTTTTAAGTGCTATAAACTTATCAGGATCTATTCTTGTTGATAAATCTATTTTTCAAATCTTTCAAGTTAAAAATAAAGTATTATGAGAGTTATCTATTCATGATATTTTATCCTTGATCATTTCTTCTATTTTTTCTACTTGCTCAGTTGTAAGGTTTCATAACTCATCATATAGTATATTAGGCTCAATATTTCATCATTTAAAGAAGTTTTTGTAGTATTTAGTTATAAATGCTAATAAAACTATTTCATCAATACAAGAGTGGAATAAACTATCTCAGTAATATTTATCTCATAGAGAACTTCTTTTGAAAAATAAAACTTCATTATTAGAAAATGGAACTTTTTTAATTCATTTTTTACTTCTTTGATAATAATTTATATTTTTATTATTTCATGATGTTTTTCTAATCGTTGGTGTTAATATATGTTCGAGTTCTAATAAGTTTTCTTTTTTACCATTTCTTAATCTTTCAGAGAATGAATTTCAAAAAGTTAAAAGATTTTGAGCTATAGTATCTACATCTAAATTCTTTAAAAATTTATCAAGTTCTTCATTATCTGTTTGTTTAAAATTACTATCAACCTTTGAAGATATTTTTTTAATAATTCAAGATATAATAGAACTATTATCATAAGCATATAATAACTCTTCAAATCATACTTCAGGTTCTATAATTCATTCTTTATTACTAAATAGATCATCACTTTTATCATCTATTTGTTTTGATTTAGTTGAGTTAAATAATTTTATTCTTGTTTTGTTAGGCATAAGTTTATACAAAAAAATAAAGACTAGATTTAGTATCTAGTCTTTGTCTTTCCCCTCAAGGTCTTTTATGTATTTCTATTTAACTCAATTATATCATGTAAACTTGCAACATACCATTTAATTTGGTTTCATTCACTTTCAGAAAATTTGTATAATTTTATTAGCTCTCTTAAATAATATGAATTAAATTTAGGTGCAACATCTCATGCTTCTATTCTTGTCATCTCTCTTTCGGTTCACTTTATAATTTTAGCTACTTCTTTTTTAGAAAATCATAGCTTATCTCTTCTGTTTTTAAGTAAAACTCAAAGTATACTTTCATCACTCTTTAACCATTTCTTCATATTATCGATATAAAATGTATCTTTAGTAAGATTAAAAAAATCATACAAAGTATCAAGAGTTTGTTTTGTATACTTCTTATTGCGATGTCAGTTCTTAATTGAGTAAATAGCTTTACATCATATTCAAGTTTCTTGTCTTAATATTTTCATATTGTTTTGATCAAGAAATTCTTTAATTCTATCCTGTATTAAACTCATATTATATTAATTAAAAAGTCCTAATCTCTCATCAAGTAAATGGTTTAAAACTAAAAACCATACTATCAACAAGATCATCATGTTCATCATTTGGAAATGCAAGTAATTGTTTTTCTAAGCCTCATACACTATGAGTATCAGAGTTAAATTTTATAAGTCATCTTTCAAACTCTCACTGATATTCTCTTAGTCTTGTAACTTTATCCTTTTCTGAATTTACTACTATAACTGCTAATCATCTCTTTTTTAGCATTCTAGCAAGTATTAATCAACCATTATTTTGTTCTATATAAATTAATCAACATTTATATTTGTGATATAATTCTACAACTCTATTACAGAATTTATCTTCATCTTTTTCATTTTCCTCAAAAGCAATTGATTCAATAATATATTTATATATTTCTCACATGTATTTTTCCTGAGCTGTTATTGTTAATCACATTGCATCAGTTCAAGTTTTTTCAGAGAAAGCAGGATCAATTCAAAATACAACTCTATATACCTTTGGTAATTGATAGTAGTATTTAATATCTGATCATTTTATAATCCTTTGACCATTTACATAGGCTATCAAATTAAAGTTCTGATTATATCAAATAGCACCATCTCTCCTTTTAGTTTGCAATGATATAAATTTATAAGCATTATCGGTAATTCAATTGTTTTTTTCTTCAGCCTCTTTATCAGTTGCTACAAATCTATTCCATGTTATTTTTCATTTAATTCTTATTGGTATCCAAAATACTTTAAAATCTTTATTAGTTTCAAAGAATTTCTTTAATCTTGGAACTCTACCATCTTCATTTATAACATTTCAAAGGAATATTTTTTGAGCAAAAGCATTTAATCAACCAAATACTTCTCAAGTTAAAAACCTCATATCAGCTTCAATCAAATCAGGATTTCTAGTATTTTTATTTGTATCTATATCATCAAATCATACTAAGTCAGGTCTATGTGTTCTACCATCTCTTCAGAGATATTTTTTTCATCTTGGACTTTTTCAAATACTCATAGCTTGAACTTTTATATTTCAATCTATCATAAATTCTCAAATTGTTTTCTTTGTTGGTTCATTTTGTTTTCTTCATTCAGGAGGAATATATAGATTTCAAAAATCATGTATCAATAATTCATTTGTTTGTAAAATAATTATAACATCAAGCAACATTGATTTAGCTTGTTCTATCTCTGAATTATAATGCATTATGTATCTTCTTTTTTGGTATACTATCACATAAATATAATAATAAGTCAGAAACATAGTTTTAGCACATTCTCTAAATCAAACAAAAAATATATTGTTCATTTTTTGTAATTCATCTAAATAATCCATATGGAATTCTGCTAGTGGATGTGTAAATTCATTAGGAAAGTAGTACAGACAAAAAGAAAGAAAATCTCATTTAAAGTATTCCTTTCTTAAAAATATTTTATCAGGGTTTGTAAAGAGATAACTTAAAAGTTCTCTATCTCTTTTCATATTATCATAAATTATTTTTTAATATTTTTTCATATATAACCTTATCTTCTTCAGATAATGTAAGTGGACTTCATTGGTGAAGTTGTAGCTTATTCATAAAGTCTTTATCTTTCATAGTAAGCCACCATTTCGAATCAGCTGTATCTCAGCTTTTTATATTTCATCAAATGTTCAATCTAGCTTGCATAGAGATACTATCTTTAAGTATCTCTTTTTCCTCCAAAAATTCAGGATTTTCCGACTGATATAAATATAAAGAGCTCTTCGATATTCAGCAGAAGTAAGAGGCTTGTAGGTCTGTCATACCTACTGCAAAACATAGCTTTAATTTTTGGATAGTGTGATCTGTCATTTTCTTAGGTCTTCCAGCTCAAATATTTCAATTATTTTCTTCTTTTGGAATATCTTTTTCAGT